GCACCCCCTCGCAGGGCCTGGCCCCCGCCTTTGGGCGGCGGGGCCATGCCAGGCCTCCCTGCTGCGTCAGCATGCGCCCGCACTGCGAGCGCACTGCTAGCGCATGCGAGCGCAGCCCTCATTCAGCCGACCCCTTCCACATCGCCGGAGCCCCTGAACCCTGCGCAGCCCGCATGCGGCCCACCTCGGTCAGCACCACGCAGCGGTGCTTCTTGCGGTGCTCATTGATGTATTCCTGCTCCTGCACCAGGCCGTCGCGCTGGAGCTCAAACAGCATCGAGAACAGCTCGCCGCGGTCGAACCCTGCCGGGAAGTCAGCCGAGCGGCGCAGCACGGTGTAGGCGTTGTTGTTGGACTGCGCCGACAGCGACAGCCTCTGGCCAGCGCGCTCGGCGTCCATGACCATGCGCAAAATCGCAGCGCGTTGCGTGTTGCGCATCAGAGCGGCCGCAGCAGCATGGCCGGGGATGGTCCCGAAGCGCTTGAACGTCTTGGAGCCCTGATCGAACTCCAGGCGCAGCTCCTCCTGCAGCGGGCCCAGGTTGCACTTCTCGTGGCGCACGGTGACGACCTGGCCATCGCGGACCATGGCCCAGCGCGAGCGGGCGCTGTTGTTCCAGGCCGTTGACCCGCTGAAGGTGCTGTTGGTGTCCTGGCCAACGCCCAGGCGAACGCTGGCCTTGTCGACGTGGGCCAGCAGCAGCACCGCGGCCCGGGTGACGTGGGCGATCAGGTTCAGGGCCCGCATGAAGCCCCGCACTGCCGTCCGGTCGTTCTCGTTGTCCGCGAACACGTCCGAGGCGTTGTCGATCACGATCACCTCGGCGCGCATGCGCACGGCCGTGTCGGCCAGCCACTGCATGCGCTCGGTCGGGTGGCCATCACGCCACAGGACGCAGTCGGCCTGGGTCAGGTCGTAGACGGCCATGCGGCCAGACAGGTCACGCATGGCCACGCCCTGGTCCTGGCAGATGTTGGCCACGCGGAAGTGCACCGTGCGCGCCTCGTCCTCGCCTGACAGCACCAGGACCCGGCTCTGCTTGGTGTCGATGCCCATGAACTGCTGCCCGGTGGCCAGGGACACGCCGAGCTGCAGGGACAGGTTGGACTTGCCCACGCCACCGTTGGCGGCCAATAGCGTCACCGTCCCCTCGGGCAGCCAGCCCTCAAGACGCCAGGCCGTGGGCTCGGGCTGGGTGCCGGCTAGGTTGCCCCAGTCCATGGGCACCAGGTCACCGGGCTTACTTTCTGTCGGCACTTGTTCGTCATTGCCGAGGTTCAGGTTGACGGTGATGCTGGGCGGCTTGCGCTCCTCGGGCGCGAACTTCTCCGCGCTCTTGACCGCCCGCTCGATCTCGTCGTACCGCGACTGCCAGCGCCGGATCTCCTCCTCGGGCCCGGTGGGCTTGACCTGGTGCATCAGGTCGCGCAGGAACTCGACCGCCGCGCCCGGGAACATGCCGTTGCTGACCAGGCTGGCGGCCAGCCGCGTGATCGACTCGTGATAGACCCGCTCGCCCACTGGCGCCGTCAGCCCCGCGATCATCTCGCCGGCGTGCACACCCGTGCCCGGGGTGGTCGTTGCTTTACTTATCGCCAGCTCTGCGGTGGCCCTGATGTTGTCCAGGTCAATCCCGATGGCCGCGCAGGCGTCCTCTAGGGACCACCGCACGCTCGGGTTCCAGAACTCCAGGGTCACCTGCCACTCGCCGGCGGCTCTGGGCTTGGTGTTCTTCCCAACCGGCAGCCGGACATAACGCACCGCGTTATTACCGCTGCGGTCAGCCTTGATGAACCCCCTCGTGGCCAAAGACTGCATAAGGGCGTCGACGAGCTGCCTATTTCGGGCATCGGGGTCATCAAGATCGATCAAGATGCCGACCTGAAACTTGCCCGGACTGGTCTGAATCGCGTAGCTGTAGCCCTGCAGATCCTGCGGTTGAACGTCGTCCAGCACCAGCACGGCAAGCCGAACGAATGCTGTTTTGACGCGCGCGATCTCGCCACCTTCTCCTGCCGTCAAGACTGACGTGCAGAAGTAGGTGTTGTCCTGCGTAGCCCGATCGATCAGGGCCGCCTGCTGAGGCGTGCCCTTGTACAAGCGCCCGGCCCACACGGCCGGAGGTGCGTTGCTGGGGTCAGCTCTGAAGCTGCAGACCCAGCCATGCTGCCCCTCGGGCAGATCGCCATAGGTGTCGGCGAGAAAGTCGCTGTTGGTCATCTGTTGCTCCTTGATGACCATGGCTACACCTCGACGGCTACCAGCTCCTCGATCTTGATGCGGACCTTTTTGTCACGCGCCAGCTTCATCAGCTCCGGCCAGTGCCGCTGCGGGATCTGGCCACCAGTGCCCTCGGGCCGCGGCTGGCACCAGCGGCTCAGCGTGCTCTTGTCGAGGTTCAGGCGCTCAGCGACCTCGCTTTTGCCGCCCAGGCGCTGGATCACGTCGTAGGCCGGGGACAGGGTGTGGATCGTGGGTATTGGCATTTGCACTCCGTAATGTTGTTGCCGCAATCTTGAGGGAGCTCATTGTATGAGGTTGACGCAATATGGAGAGACTGCCACTATGTAGACCCTGTTGATTAAGAAGCGTCTATTTCGCTTTGCGTAGCTATGAACACACAATGGTTTCGTGATCGGCTTGCCGACAAGAAGTTGTCCCAGAGAAGGTTGGCGAAGATGTTGGAAATTGACCCAGCAGCGGTGTCCCTCATGTTCCGAGGCATGCGCCGTATCACGCCCCACGAGGCGCACCAGATCTCGGTCATTCTCGGCGTGCCCTTGAACGAGGTGATGCGCAACGCCGGCATCGAGGTGACCGAGGACGTCAGGCGCTGCCCTGTGGCCGCGCACGTGGATGAGCACGGTGTGGTTACGTCAATGCCCCCGCGGACTCACGACGACGTCATCGGCCCTGGCGATTGTCCTGTTGGGACGTTCGCAATCCAGGTGCGGTCGCACTCCAGCACCAAGGACGGCTGGTTGCTGTTTGTGACGCCGGCCCAGGTCGAGCCCGCGGAGAACATCGACCAGCTGTGCCTGGTGGCCACGGGCGACGGCCGGCAGATCCTGGCCGTAGTGCGCCGCGGCTACCGCCGGGACACGCACAACCTGATCATCTGGCCGTCTACCGAGATGGTGTCGGACGCCTCGATCGCCTGGACCTCCACGGTCCTCTGGATCAAGCCCCTGTATTGACCTGATCGGGCCTAGGGTATATCCCTAGAAAAAAGTTCGTGTTGGTATTGAGAAAAGCCAAACATGGAGATATAGTCACTCCATCGAAACACGAACCGGAGCCCGAACATGAACCAAGCCCAACAACTTCTGCAGCAGATCGCCGCACTCCCCAACACGACCCTGTTCCCATTCAGTCAGGGTGGCGGCTACAAGATCTGCGAGCAGCGCCCCAGCGGCGTAAGCATGACCAGCGTGTGGACTGATCGCAAGTCCACGGTCGAACTGCTGCAGTCCTACCTTGCTCGCCGCCAGGCCACCAGTGCCTGACACCCCTCCCCCGGTCTGGCCCTTCCCCACCTACAAGGGCCGGCCCTACAAACCGCCCCGGCACCCAAAGCAAGACCCCTTTAAGAAGTACCCGCCGGCTCCCTTCTGACCCACGACAGGACCCACAACATGCTTCGACCCTCTCACTTCCGCACGCCGCGCACCATCCACGAGGCCTGCTTTCTCGACTGTAGCTACATCTACCGCACGCCTGGCGAGCGCCGCATCGCCAAGGCCACTGACGTCGCGGTGGCCGTGGGCCTCGGCCTAGCGGGCGCGGTGACGCTGTTCTATTGGCTCAGTCGTTGAGCCACTGTGATGCGATTCTGGCAACTTATCAACAGGAGCACAACATGAGCATCAACTTCCAACCCCTCGACGAGTACCGCAAGTCGCTGCAGAGCTTCGACTGGCTGTACGACTACAGCGACGACCACGCCTTCTGGGCCAAATCGAAGCGCGAATACGACCGGCTCTGGGACCAGGCGCGCATCAGCGACGACCACCGAAAGGTGTGGGACGAGGAGCAGCGCCGCCGCAAGGAGGAAATGGAAAAGCGCGACGCCGAGATCCGCGCCAGCTTCAAGTTCAGCAACTGAGGGACCGCACCATGTTTGACCTTGTATCCACACGCCCTGGCGTTGACCCGCAGTCCGCAGCCTGCGCCCGCCTGCTTGAGACGGTGATTGCAGACGCGATCGACCAGGCGCGCACGCCGATCAATCAGCGTGAGATCAAGCGCTACCGCAACATCGACAACCAAGACCACCACCCCGCCCTAAGCATCTGGTTTCTGTTTGACGACGAGTCGCCGTTCAGGGAGTACGCGCACCTCATCGGCCTGAGCGCTGACGAGACGCGACGAGCACTGCTAGGTAGCCGCATGCTCGACGACCCCGTCAGGCCGCTGTTTTCCTACCGCGACCGCGAGGTCATCAAGCTCCGCTACCGCATGTACCAAGCCCAGAAGGAGCTTGAGCAGACAGGCGCCAACGCAATGCAACAACCCAAGGAATACTCACATGGCCTTTGACCTTTCATCCATTCGCCGCACCAAGCGCCTGCGCGCGCCCAAGATCGTCATCGCCGGCCCCGGCAAGATCGGCAAGACGACGTTCGCCGCCAGCGCACCGAGCGCGATCGGCATCCTGACCGAGGACGGCGCCGACGCAGTTGACGCGGCCGCCTTCCCGCTGGCCACCAGCCTGGCCGACGTGTACCAGGCCATCAGCACTCTGCTTAACGAGGAGCACGACTACCAGACGGTGTTCCTGGATTCGCTTGATTGGCTGGAGCCGCTTGTACACACACATGTGTGTACACAGAACAAGTGGGCCACGATCGAGGCCGCCGGCTACGGCAAGGGCTACATCGCCGCGGCCGAGGAGTGGCGCACGCTGCTCCAGGGTTTCGAGGAGCTGCGCGCCCAGCGGAACATGGCCGTGATACTGATCGCGCACGACAAGATCAAGCGCTTTGAGTCACCGCTGCACGACGGGTACGACCAGTACGTGCTGAAGCTGCACGACCGCGCCGGTGCACTGGTGCAGGAGTGGGCCGACGTCATCGGCTGGGCCAACTACCAGATCGTCACCACGGAGTCGGACGCCGGCTACGGGAACAAAGAAACCAAGGCCCGCACGACGGGCAAACGAATCCTTCACGTCGAGCCGCACCCCGCTCACATGGGCGGCAATCGATTTGGCCTGAAGAACATGCCCCTGGACTGGG